CGTCGGAGTGATGGGGACATTCAATACTCTACTTTCAAGATATATTGCGTATCTCTATAACACAGATGAAGCAAATCAAATACCAATATATTTTTCTTCTAACGTAGAACTAGAGTATAAATGTATAAACTTTCATAATGAATTGCTTGAAGCATCGAAAAATAGTAGTGATATATCGCATGTGTATGGCAAATATGAGGATGTAATTCAGAATGCATCATTACTTTCTATATTATCCTTTTCTCAATCAAAGTATGATAACGTTGAACGTAAAATATCTAAATATGATACAGGTAAATTTTTAGTTCCTGATACATCAGTGAATGATCTTGAATACGAAAATAATTTTCTCACTAAAGAACTATATACTAAAGATAATTATACTGATTCATTAATGGATCCTGCTATACTTACTTCTCTAACTTCAAATTTAAACGCAGCAATGTTTACGTTTACATTAACAGACATGTATGATATGAAAATACTAAATAGAAGAATAAAATTATTTGAGATTGTAGCTTCTACATTAGTACATTATGGTATACCAAGACATAATAAAAAATATAGATATGAATATGAACAAATGGCAGATAAACCATACTATTTAGTGACATGGGCTAATTCAGCAATAGAGATGATAATGTCAATTAATGATCATAATGAATTTATGATTGCAAAAGAATTAATTACATTATCGTTTTCAAATAGATCAACATTAGCAAAAGTAGTATCATCACCAATGTCCATACTTGTATCTTTGCTTGATATAAATGGTACTTTTATTACAACAGAAGAACTAGAATTGGAATTTTCTAATAAACAAGTGAAAGCTATCATACCAGATGGAATATTATTGGAACTTCAAGAAATGATAGATGAAATGATAAATATAGGTCTTAATTTTATACCAAGTAAGATTATAGAGTGGGTGAATAATCCAACATTGGAAAGTTTTAAATTGATGGCTACTATATATTCATGGTCGTTTCATGTGGGCTATAGGAAGCAGAAATTGGAAGATGCTGCTATTGATCAGCTTTCTACAAAATATGATGAAAATGTGGATATGGAGATGTATGACGAATATTATTTAAATATTAGAAATCAATTTATTACAATGCTTAGAGAACATGTAGTTAGTGAAAATAATCTATTAAAATATTCAGAATTGGCTGGATTGTTATCTATGTCTTCAGCATCGAATGGTTCATCACGACAAATAGAGTTTGGACGAAGAGCTATTTTTTCAACAAAGAAAAATATGCATGTCATGGATGACATTTATAATAATAAATACTTTCCAAACAAAATTCCACTAGTGAATGATAAATCGCCAATACCATTGGGCAGACGTGATGTACCAGGAAGACGCACTCGTATTATTTTTATCTTGCCTTATGAATATTTTATAGCTCAACACGCAATCGTTGAACTGATCTTACAATATGCAAAGCATAAACGAGAATTTTCTGAATTTTATTCACAATCAAATCAGCTTTTATCTTATGGAGATGTTAATAGATTTTTAGCACCAAATTGTATAGTTTTGTATACTGACGTTTCACAGTGGGATTCTTCACAGCATAACACTCAGTCTTTTCGTAAAGCTATAATTGCAGGATTAGAAATGCTTAAGAAAGCTACTGAAAACCAACAAATAATACAAACCTTAGACAATTATATAAAAACGCAAATTAATTTGATGGATTCGTACGTCATAGTACCATCAAAAGAAAAAACAAAAATTATTAAATACGGAGCAGTGGCATCTGGTGAAAAACAGACAAAGGCAGCGAACAGTATAGCGAATTTAGCATTAATAGAAACCATTTTGTCAAGGCTTGCGAATGATTACACATTTAAAACGAAGATTATACGCGTAGATGGAGATGACAATTATGCAGTGTTAGAATTTCAAAACAATGTCACTAAAAATATGTTGCAAGACATCTCAAATAAGATTAGAGGATATTATTCGCTTATGAATGCATCAGTGAAGGCATTAGTGTCAACTGTTGGTATAGAAATTGCTAAAAGATATGTAGCTGGTGGCAAGATATACTTTAGAGCTGGTATTAACCTACTTAATAATGAAAAGAGGTCTCAAGAAACGCAATGGGATCAGGCTGCAATATTATACTCAAACTATATAGTGAATAAGTTACGTGGATTTAGTACAGATAGAAATTTCGTCTTAACTAAGATAATGCAAATGACATCAGTAGGTATAACTGGTACACTAAGGTTATTTCCTTCAGAAATCGTATTAACCACGAATTCAACATTTAAAATATTTGATATGCATGACTATCTTATAAATTATGGAATAAGTGATGATGAAATCTATTTGCAGCGATCATTGATGTCTATATCTAATCAATCACATATCGCAGACGATATAGCGAATTCAGAAAAATTTAAATCTTATGTAAATTATTTAACTAGTAAACTATTAACGTCACAAAATGACATAGTTGGGCGTGGTATTGCAATGACTGAAAAAGCTAAATTAAATTCATATGCACCGATTTCATTAGAAAAAAGAAGAAATCAACTGTCTGCTTTAATTACTATGTTACAGAAACCTACTTTATACAAATCTAGTAAAATAACAATTAACGACATTTTAAGAGATATACAGCCATTTATAGAATGGAAGGATGAAAAAACGTTAATTAATAAATTTCCTGAATTTATGCCTATGCTACCTTCAAACGTGCAATTAGTGATTAATACCATTGGTTCTAGAACTTATCAATTTGAAGATAGTGGATCTAAATCAACAATATCAAAACTTATTGCCAGATATTCAGTGTATAAACCATCAATTGATGAACTTTATAAGGTAATTTCTCAAAATGAGGTAATAATAATGCAATATATGATCTCTCTAGGAGTTCCAGAATTAGACGCTAAATCATATTTGACAGCTAAAGTTTATAATCAAGATAAATATAGAATTCTAGAGTCATATATATATAACTTATTATCAGTAAATTATGGAGCCTATCAGTTATTCGATTTTAATTCAAAAGAACTTGAGGAGTTAGTTATAATTCCATTTAAATCTAAACTGCCAAGTGTCACATTTATTTTAAATATATATATTAAGTTATTGATCGTGAATAAAGCATTAATTACCGGAAAATGGTATACTGTGTTTTGCAACATGCCAAAATCAGATATGATGAAACTATGGAAGAAAATGTGGAACATAACTTCATTACGATCTCCTTATACTAATGCAAATTTCTTTGTAGAGTAGGCGACTATTTGTGAC